TTGACCAATTTGAGATAAACCATTAGCAAGAAGCATCTCAGAATACCTTAACTTAATAAACTGACGATGTGGCATGCCCGTAGGGATGGCAGCCCTCCTTGGACGTGAACCGAGAACCATGCCTCCTACACGGGCACGACGAAATGCTGGACGGCGAGCCGCAGTAGCACGACGACGGATAGGGGCACGACGACGCGTAAAAGTACGGCGACGAGTATAGGGCATCCTAACTTTTGGAACGTTTTTAGAAAGATGGAAATGGGATTAAAAAAAAGATTTTTCCAGAGAAAAAAAAAGAAGGTTAACTTTTGAAAAAATAGACCCCGAAAAATTAAAAAAATCAAATGAGCGGAAAAGCTAGGGCGTTTTGTTTTACGCTGAATAATTACACTGATGAAGACTGCGTCAAAATCAGTAAAATCTATGACAAGTATGTCATCTATGGAATGGAAGTAGGAGAACAAGGTACAAAACATTTACAAGGATATATAATATTCAAGAACCCCAGGTCATTCACAGCTATCGCCAAACTATTAAAATGGCACATAGAAATATCTAAAGGATCATTTGAAGCTAACTTCAAGTATTGCACGAAAAGCGGAGTTTTCGTCGAGCTTGGAGAGCGTCCAATCATGGGAGAAAGGTGTGATTTAAAAACTATTAAAGAAGATATAAAAGAAGGTAAGCCTTGGAACGAAGTTCTTGAAGGCATAGAAAATTATCAACAATTGCGCTTCGCTGAAGGGTTGAGAAAATATTACCATAAAAGTAGGGATATAAAAACTAAAGTAACATGGGTCTGGGGTCCCACAGGTACCGGCAAAAGTAGATGGGCTGCTGAAGAAGGAGGGTCTGATGTATATTGGGCTCTCGCCGATGGAAAGTGGTGGGATGGTTATGTAGGACAAAATACGGTCATTATAGATGACATGCGAAAAGACTTTATGAAGTTTCACGAGATATTAAGACTCTTCGACAGATACCCGCTGACTTTACAGGTAAAGGGGGGTACCACGGAAATGTTGGCCACTCACATAATTGTAACAACCACTAAACCTCCTCAGACTTTTTGGGAAGGCAGATCAGATGAAGATATACAGCAACTTTTGCGGAGAATTGAAAATGTGATTTTTTTCGGAACCGGAACAGAGGTCGAGGGTAATACTAAGCCTCGACCTGTTCACGAAGGACAAAGTTCTACGAAAATTAACTTGGAATTTTAGGCCCTCCGGGCAGAGTTCGGGATTTCGGGGGGTCAATGGCGGCGAACGGGCCGCTTGCGCTCCGCGGGTATAAGAATGAAGTGATTAATCGTAATCAGTTCAGTCGAACATTAAGATGAAGCAATATTTTCGATAGGATCGAAGAGTTTACAGTAAAATTTCATACGAACAGTAAAATAACCATCAAGAGTCGTACCCTCATTCATATTTTGAATAAGAATATTAACATACACAAGTGTAGTAGGATTAGAACCAGAAGACATACCACCAGCAGTAGTCTTATCATCAGAATACTGACGTTTAGTTAACCCAAGAGCACGATTACAAGTAGTATAAAACTTAAGAGATAACTTATTAACTGAAGAAAGAGTACCACCAGAATCCACTGATCGAGCACCAATACGTTGACGAGTAATCATAACATCTGTATCAGTGGAAGGAGCATCAGAAGCATAAACAACCATAGTAACAGGAGTAGTCACAAGACCAGTAGTAGGAACCGTAGGAGTAAAAGTAAAATAATATTTACAAGCATAAACACGATATTGATAATAAAAATTAGCCCATTGATCACGATACATAGGTTGGGAATTATTAATGTGGCCAGAAACTGTAGATAAATTAGATGCATACTGAGGATCATATAAAGAATTAACACGATACTGAGCATATCCTGCTTGACCAATTTGAGATAAACCATTAGCAAGAAGCATCTCAGAATACCTTAACTTAATAAACTGACGATGTGGCATGCCCGTAGGGATGGCAGCCCTCCTTGGACGTGAACCGAGAACCATG